ATTATTATCTAAATTTCTAACTGCAGTTTCTGATGCATTTAAGTCACCGGCTTCTAAACCTATTCTTTTTCTACCAGCTAAAAATTGTTCTTGAGTTTCTTTACCTCTTGCACGTAAAGGACTAGATATCCATTTTTCAATCCATTTATTTAATGCACCGTCTGTTGCTTTACCTGCATTAGTTGCGTCTCTTAATTTTTTTATACCTAGACCTACACCACCTAACACACCAGTAAACAATGCACCTTCTGTACCAAATTTAATTCTATTTAATATTTCTCTACCTGGATCATAATCAGTTCCTTCTAAATCTCTATCTAGTTCTGTTGGTCCACCGATTAAATCTCCAAATGTGCCAGCCTCTTCTACATCACCTACAAAAATACCCTCTGCAACTCCACCTGCTACAGCTCCACTACCAAATCCTATAACTTTACCTGTGCCTGTAAACTCTGGATCTATTTTTTTTTTAATACCTTTAGAAATATTTTTACCAGATTGTCCAGTAATTTTTAAATATCGTCCGCTTTTAGTTGCAGCCATAGCACTTTTAGCTAAAGCGTTACCTGCTTTAAATGCTATACCACCAGGAACACCAATGTTAACAATTAATTCTGTAATTTTACCAGCAGTTGTTGCTTCTGCCATTTCATCTAACTCTGTTAAATCATCAAAAAATTTTTCTACTTCTGCTGCTTTATTTGTGCCAGCACCCAGATCCATTAAAGTTGCACCCAGTGAAAAAAAACCTTTTGGTATTTGAATAAGACCAGAACCTATACCTGCTAATACAGATTGTAATGTGCTGATATCGTTATTTTCTTCAGGAGCAGTTGTATCAACTTGATTACCTGTGCCGAGATCGAGAGTAATTCCCATTCAACCTCCTTATTGCATTTCTATTTTTTGACGACCTGCGTCTTTACCATCTTTAATTCTTACTATTTCTTGAGTTTCTAAAATTAAATATGTTCCATCTTTTTCAGTCTCACCTTGTTTAAATATACCACCCCAATCATCATAATATATTGGACCCAAACTATTTATGTCTTGTGCAGTAAGTTTTCCTACTTCAAAATCAGCTGCAGCTTTTTTAGCTTCTTGGAAAATATTAAAACCAAAACCAGATTGTTTTAATGCAGCCGTGTGTTCAGCAGTTCCCTTTTTAAGGTTAGTTAAAAATTTTACATTTTTCTCAGTAATACCAGGAGCATATGTTTTGTTTAAATCTCTTAATTTTTGTGCCGCAATATTTTTTTCTGCAATAGATTCTGAACTTGCTATTTTCTTTTCTAAGAATTCTTTTTGTGTTTGGTAATTTATAGCAGTCTTCGCAGCTGCATCTTTTATTTTTTCTGTTCTACTAGGACCAGCTTTAGATTCATCTCTTAAGTAAGCTTTAAATTTTTCAGCTACAGTATTTCCTTCAGCTCCAGCAAATCTTATTGCCATATCACCAACATCTCTACTAAATGCTTTACCACCACCCATTAACTCAAAGTATCTATCAGCCATATTTTTAATATCTTCATCTGGATCTTCTACTTTTGGTTGTTCATCAGGATCATCTGTTATCATTGGAATAGTGCTATCTATTTCACCACTTAATTCTTTTTGTTTCATTGTCATTGTAGGACTTTCATATGCATCTTTTGATTTTACAGACTCAACATCCAAAGATTTATCATAATCAATTTCGTCATCTTTTTTACCTATTTTAAGATTTTCAACATTTGTAGAAGCAATTCTAATATTTTCATCGTCTTTCTCATTGCCACCTAAACTAGCAGATAAATTATAATTATCAGCAAAAGCAAGATCTTGCATACCCGGCGTTCCTAGAAAAGAAGCTACTCTATCTACATCAAATCCTCTAATATTCGTACCTTCTCCTATTTTAAATTTAGATTTAGGATTTATTCTCATATCTTTAAACATATTTAATTCAGGAAAAGCTCCAGCCGCACTCATCAATTCTGCACCTGTTACAAACCCTGCATTTTGATAACCAACTCTACCACCATCCATTAATCCAGATGTAATCCCCGTTCCACGGCTATCAATTACCTGTCCGCCTCTAAACATTGGTCTTCTTAATATTCTACTCATTATCCAAATAATCCTAATTTACCTGCGATACCACCAATACCTGCTGCGCCTGTTAAAAATTGTGACATAGGACTAGCCGGTGCTGCTGGCGGTGCATATCCGACTGTTTGAGTCGGGAATGCTCCTGGTTGAATTTGTGCGAGTTGTTGACCAACTAAACCTAATTGTGTGAATGGTTGGAACTCTGCTTCTCTTGCCGCTATTTGATCAGCATCAAATTGAGCTTGTTGTACAGCTTGTTGTTGTTGACCTAATGCAGATTGATATTGACCTAATCCTTGTCTCGCTGCAAGATCTGCTGCCGCTGCTTGTTGTGCTTGTTGAAATCCTTGTGCTAATAATTGTGATTGTAATTGTAATCTTTGATCAGCTGCTCCTCTTGCTGCTTCTGCTGCCATAACACCTTCTCGTCCACCACCATAAGCACCAGCTTGTATAGCTCTATCTCTTAATGCAGTATTTGCTATTGCTTGTTGTCTATCAAATTCTGCTAATGATGTATTAATAACATCTTGTTGATACGGAGACATAAAATCTTTGTATGCATCCGGTCCAACTAAAGTTCCTAAATCTGCTGCAGCTTTTGCTGCCTCTGTTTGTAAAGCTACTTGTTGTGCTACTTTAGGATCATATTTAGATGTATCGATACCTCTAAATATTTGTGTTTGCTTTCCTGTGGTAGGATCCGTGACCGTTGTAAATTTACTAGGGTCTAATCTAGGATCAAGTGCACCACCACCTAATTTATCTATTTGACTTAAAAAGGCTGTAAGCGAACCTTCTAATATCGGTGCTGGTTTTGTTACTGTTACTGTTTCTGCCATTATGCTCTAGCCTCCAAATCGTTCATTACTTTATACATTCTCTTAGCGCCTTCATTAACACTGCCACCACCTGCTGCTCTAACTGCATCAGCAGTCATTACAAATTCATTTTTAGAAAGTCTTGCAGGTACATCATCAGCTCTTTCTTTTTTACCTATTGGCACAAAGCCACCTTTTCTTAAATCCATTTCTTTGCCACCAAGATCCATTAAACCACCTTCAGCCATTTTAGGTATCTCTTTACCTAATATTTCTGTTTGTATAAATTCATATTCTGCCTTATCCATTTCACCATTTTTATACATTTGAGGAGAATACAATTCATAAAATTCTTTTTTTCTATCGTCTGGCATTACACCCTCTACATCATTATACATCGCTTCTATAATAGCTCTCATCTCTGATTGACCTGGTTCTATTGTTACTTTTAATTTGTCTACTAAAACTTCTTTTGGTTTTTTTTCTATTTTTTCTACAGCTTCTGTTATACCACCAAAACTTACATCACCTCCATTATCAAATCCTACTCTACCACCTTTTCTTAGACTTATTAAACCACCAGCTTTGTATCCTGCTGCTGCAATTGCATCTAAAATTTCTTCTTCAGTTGCACCTTGTGCTTCCATAGCTCTTCTAATTGCAAATGCTCTAGTTGCATCTGAAGCTGCATCTGCTTCTGATTCTTCTTCCATCATTCGATCATATTCATCTTGATCTCTTTTAGCTTGTGCAAACATTAGATCACCTGTCCCCTGTGCAACTGGTGTTGTGTATTTTAATAAACCAGGATCAGTCATAAATTTAGAAGCTTTAGATGCACCCGTTAAAATTTCTCCCATTGCACTGTCAGCTCCAAATCTATTTATTCCTTTAGTTGCTAAATCTTGAAAACTTGTAGTAGCTGGAGTACCTTCAATCATAAAACCTTTTTCCGCAGGTCCTATGAATCTATCGGGAGTTCCTGGAGTTCCTGGTGCAGTCATAGCACCTGACAACGCTCCGAGTCCCGCTGATAATACATTAATATCACCTTCGTTACCTTCTTGTGATAATTGTCCTAAAATATTTAAACCACCACCCATCAAAGCTCTTTGAGCCATACCTGCTCCCATTATACCTGTTGGTAATAAATAAGGTGCAAATGCTGCAGCAAAAGGTAATGCTGGTTTGATTTCATTAGGTATGATTTTATCTAATACCCTTGATACTGGTTTGAATATTTTCTTAAAAAATCCCATAGTTTCTCTTTATAATATACGTTGATAGCAAGTTCGCAAAGCTTGTAAAAAGGCGAGTGTATAACAATTTACTAGGTTTTTATACATTCGTCAACGATCCTATATATTAGTTTTACCGCCCAAAGCACCTGGTCCTACTACGATATTTACATTTCTAGATATATCATCTTGCGTAGTATCAGTGACTGGGCTATCTACGTCTTCTTTAGCCTCTGCATCTGATAGATATTCTCTACCTGTTTTTAAGTGTTTTATAGTAACCTCTACTCTTGGCCTATAAACTTTAACGGTTTTGCCGTCTATTTTTTGTTCTGAATATCCTTCTTCTTGTTCTACAAATGGCATTATCTGTCCTCCCTGTTTATTTCTAATATAGATGCAATTACATCTGTTTGACCACTGCTTGCTTGTACTTTTAATGCTTCACTTTCTTTCATAATTAATGGTTCTGTTAATACTTGTTCTTTTTCATTAGCAGATAAACTAACATTATTATCTACTACAAAAACAGCTGCTGCTGCATCTACTAGTGTTACTTTTACAACTGCTGCACCAGCGTTGTCTTCTGCTACTAATAATGATTTTACAATAGCTCTAGAGTTTGATGGCACTGTATATAGTGTTGTTAAATCTGTATTTGTTAAACTTGTTTTTTCGTTCTTATATATATTTGCCATTA